ATAATATATATTATAATTAAGGGGATTTCAAATGTATTGTTGGCACTGTAAAACACAGGAATTAATCTGGGGTGGGGATGACGATCTGGAGGATGATGTTTTCTGCATGGTAACAAATCTTTCATGCTCTAGATGTGGTTCTCAGGTGGATGTCTATCTTCCCAAAGAGGGAAAGAAAAGAGAGAAGTCGGTAAAAGAGATGGAGGCAATCATCCAGAAGCTGAAAAACAGGATACAGAAAATCAACATACTGATAGACAGGGATGGCGCAAAAGAGGTATAGCAGATATACTGCCTGTGGGGTACAAGTCTCCCAGTACCCCCGGCGGGTTGAGCGAGTTCCTCTCCGCTCCCCGCCGTCATTATTTGGGAGAGGGAGATTGGATGTCAGATAACATAATAGAGTTCCCCAACAGTAGAATGATTACTGATGAGGATGCTTTAGACCCAAACGAAATGCTTCAAAGCATCTGTGAGGATGTCGAAATGATTGAGGCTCTTGTTGTTGGGTGGACCAAAGAAGGCAAGCTATTTATGGGAACATCTCACGGAAAAGCCCCTGATATGGTGTTTCTTTTAGAGCTTGCGAAGTCGGTATTGTTAAACAGATGCGTGGGAGACGAAGATGTTTAAAGCATTCATAATGGTGTGCCTTGCCTCATTACCGGATTTTTGTGCGGAAATGGAAGACGAAAGAGGCCCGTACCCAGATAGAGAGGCTTGCATAGAAAGGGTTGCTGAGATGATAGAGTCAACAAAAATGTTTGGCCCTGAGTATTACACAGCAAAATACAAGTACAAGTGTAAAAAACTAGACATGATCGGCACATGAAAGAGCTTGCCGCTGTAAAGTCAAAAATTGGTCAACTGCCAATAGAGGACCAGAAGGAAATGCTTGACCTTCTTCTTGAGCTTGAGAACGCCAAGGAGAAAGAGGCATCTAGGACAGACTTTCTGACCTTTGTGAACAAAATGTGGCCTGCGTTTATCGCTGGCAAACATCACGAAGTAATGGCAGATGCCTTTGAAAGAGTGGCTAAAGGCGAGTTAAAACGCTTGATAATCAATATGCCGCCAAGACACACCAAGTCTGAGTTTGCATCCTTTTTGTTTCCGGCTTGGTTCCTAGGGCGTTACCCAGAGAAAAAAATAATACAAACAGCACACACGGCAGAGCTTGCTGTGGGATTTGGGCGTAAGGTCAGAAACCTTATTGGTCAGGATGACTTCCAAGAAGTTTTTCCGGGCATAGAACTTTCATCTGACTCCAAGGCTGCTGGGCGTTGGAATACAAACAAGCGGGGTGATTACTTTGCTATTGGTGTTGGTGGTGCAGTTACTGGTAAAGGTGCTGACGTTCTCATTATTGACGACCCCCACTCGGAGCAGGAGGCGGCACTGGGGGCTTACAACCCAGAAGTCTACGACAAGGTGTACGAATGGTATACATCGGGGCCAAGACAGAGGCTGCAACCCGGTGGATCGATAATAATTGTTATGACCAGATGGTCTACAAGAGACCTAACTGGTAAAATAATTAAATCAGTAACCCAAAAAGAGGGTGTGGATGACTGGGAAGTTATAGAACTGCCAGCAATTATGCCGTCTGGCGATCCTTTGTGGCCTGAGTTCTGGCCTTTGGAACAGTTAGAGGCACTAAAAGCTGAATTGCCTGTGTCTAAGTGGTCTGCACAGTACCAGCAAGACCCTACTTCTGAGGAAGGTGCGTTAATTAAGCGCGAATGGTGGCAAGAATGGGAAAAAGAAGGCCCGCCACCGTGCGAAGCTATAATTCAAAGCTGGGATACAGCGTTTTTGAAAACGCAACGCGCAGATTACAGCGCTTGTACCACTTGGGGGGTGTTTCAGCACCCTAATGAAAGTGGAGAAATGATGCCAAACCTTATATTGCTGGACGCATATAAGGAGAAACTGGAGTTTCCAGAGCTAAAAAGGGCAGCATACGATAAATATTGGGAATTTGAGCCTGATCAGATGATTGTTGAAGCAAAAGCCGCTGGTTCCCCGCTTATTTTTGAACTTAGGGCAATGGGTATACCTGTTACAGAGTTTACTCCGTCCAGAGGACAGGACAAAATAGCCCGTGTTAACGCTGTTAGTGATTTGTTTGCTAGTGGCGTAATATGGTGTCCACCAACTAGGTGGGCTGATGAGGTAATGGAAGAGTGCGCTGCTTTTCCAGCGGGAGATCACGATGATCTTGTTGACTCCACAACACAGGCGTTGCTTAGGTTTCGTCAAGGGGGGTGGATTAGAAGTACAATGGATGAATGGGATGACGAACCTAAATACAGAAGAGCAGTCGAATACTATTGAAAATAATTCTAGCATTTATAGATTTGTGCCTCACGGAGAAGTAAAAAATTTTAAAAAATTAGGGTGGGAAGTTGCAAGCCATATGGAAGGTTCACATCATGCCCGTCATGCTGTTATAATGAAAAAACTCGACACCGAGAAAAAGGAAGTATTTTAAAATGGCTATTGAAAAACCAATGACGCCCTCATCTCTTGATGTCGAAGGCTCTGAGGATGTAAAAATTGAGGTCGTAAATCCTGATGCTATCAGCATAGGAGATGAAGAAAGCGGCATGATAATTGATTTTACCGGGGAAATGACAGAGGAACTCACTGGCCCTGAGCATGACGCTAATTTAGCTGAGTTTATTGATGAGCCTGATTTGCAGGGATTGGCCTCTGAATTGATAGAAGATTTTATTTCTGATCGTCAGTCAAGAAAAGACTGGGCTAGGGCGTATGTCAAAGGTTTGGATCTTCTTGGCATGAAGATCGAAGAAAGAACACAGCCTTGGCAGGGAGCTTCAGGCGTGTTTCACCCAGTTCTCACAGAGGCAACGGTTAGGTTCCAAGCGCAGGCTATGGGTGAGATATTCCCAGCTTCTGGCCCAGTAAGAACAAAGCTTATTGGCAAGAAAGATTACGAAAAAGTAAAGCAAGCGCAACGAATCGAAAACGAAATGAATTATCTCTTAACAGAAGAGATGACAGAGTATCGTGACGAAACTGAACAAATGTTGTTCAGACTGCCTTTGGCCGGATCATCGTTCAAAAAAGTTTACTATGATCCAATCATGGAGCGTCCGTGTGCCATGTTTGTTCCGGCAGAGGACTTTGTGGTTTCTTATGGCGCTTCAGATTTAATGACATCTCCCCGTTACACCCATGTTATGAAAAAAACTCCGAATGAAATAGTTGAGCTTCAGGTTAATGGGTTTTATGTCGATGTCGATTTGCCTGATCCAGAGCCAGACTATTCAGACATCCAAGAAAAATACGATGAGATTGAGGGAGAAACCGCTGTTCTTGAAGAGGATGACAGGCACACCCTTTTAGAAATGCATGTTGATCTTCTTATGCCAGAGCCATTTGAAGATCCTGACGGTATTGCAAGGCCGTATATTGTCACCATAGACAAATCGTCTGAAACCGTCTTGTCAGTCAGGAGAAATTGGTATGAAGACGATCCTAAAAAGCGTAAGAGACAACACTTTGTTCACTATAGATACCTACCGGGACTTGGGTTTTATGGGACGGGTCTTATTCACCTTATTGGTGGTCTTGCTAAAAGTGCCACAAGCATTCTTCGTCAGCTTATTGATGCGGGTACGTTATCCAACCTCCCTGCTGGTCTTAAAGCTCGCGGATTGCGTATTAAAGGTGACGATTCGCCTCTCATGCCGGGTGAGTTCCGCGATGTGGACGTACCGGGTGGTGCAATTCGGGATTCGATTGCATTCCTTCCTTACAAGGAGCCATCATCGGTATTATACCAGTTGCTTGGAAACATCGTGGAAGAGGGGCGAAGGATTGGCTCCGTTGCTGATGTACAAGTTGGAAACCTCAACCCGCAAGCTCCAGTCGGAACTACGCTCGCGTTGATGGAGCGAAGCATGAAGGTTATGTCTGGTGTTCAGGCTCGCCTTCATCATGCTTTGAAAAACGAGTTAAGGCTTCTTGCCAAGATTATTAAGGATTACATGCCACCAGAATACTCTTATGAGCAAGATGGTGACTTCAACAGGCAAAAAGATTTTGATGGTCGTATTGACGTAATACCCGTGTCTGACCCTAACGCAGCAACAATGGCGCAAAGGGTTGTGCAGTATCAGGCGGCTTTGCAGCTTGCTCAACAGGCACCCCAGCTTTATGACCTTGGAAAGCTACATCGTCAAATGCTTGAGGTTCTGGGCATTAAAGATGCTGAAGAAATTATTAAACTGCCAGACGATATAAAAGCAGCAGATCCTGTAAGTGAAAATATGTCCATGCTTAAACAAGAGCCAGTCAAGGCGTTTAAGTATCAGGACCACGAGGCTCACATTGCTGTACACTTGGCCGCAGCAGAAGATCCAAAGCTAAAAGAAATCGTAGCTCAGTCTCCATTTGCTGGCGCAATACAAGCGGCTCTTTCTGCTCACGTTACAGAACATGTTGCGTTTCAGTACAGGAAAGAAATAGAAAAGAACCTCGGCGTTGGTATGCCTGATGAAGAGACAGAGCTGCCAGAGGACATTGAGATTGAAATTAGTAGGCTGGCATCCGAAGCGGCTCAAAAGTTACTTCGTAAAGATCAAGCTGAAATGCAACAGAAAGAAGCAATGAAGCAACAACAAGATCCTTTAACTGTGATACAACAAAAAGAAATAGCTTTAAAAGAGGCTGAGTTTGCTCACAGAAAAGAAATGGATGTTGCTAAACTGCAATCTGACGTTCAGGCAAAAATGGCTAATCTTGAGTTACAAAAAGATCGTCTTGATTCTGAAGAGCAAAGAGAGGGTGCCAAACTTGGCGTTAAGTTGGCTACAGAGCTTGACCAATCAAGAAAAGATGATATTAGAGAAGGCACCAATATTGGTCTTGAAATAGCAAGGGAGCTAAGTAACAGAGATGGCGAACAATGATACAGTTTATTCACCAATCAAAGAAAAAATTAGAGAGTATTTAAATGTTCTCGCTGACCATATGGCCTGTGGTGGGTGCAAGTCCTTTGAAGAATATAGAGAGTCTGTGGGCAAAGTCGAGGCCCTCGCTGCCGTTGAAAGGGACATCATCGACCTTGAAGAAAGGTTCATTAACGACTAGGGCTTCCGGATTGCGGGGCTGTATAGTATATTGTAAATATTACTACTCACAGGGTTGTCCCTGCAAGGTACTGTGAACCTCGATCACTGCACAAGGAAAACAGATGTATTCTGCAAATAAAGAAGTCAACGAAAGCGTTGCAAATAAAATACCAGTACCCGCTGGGTACAAACTTTTGATTAAACCACTTGAGGTCAAAGAAAAAACAGACGCAGGCATTTATATGCCAGATGCACTGAAGAATGCGGAGCAAACCGCTTCAGTCATTGGGTTTGTTGTAAAAGCTGGGCCGGATGCTTACCAAGACGAGTCTAAGTTTCCAAATGGCCCATATTGTGAAGAAGGTGATTTTGTTATCTTTCGATCTTACTCCGGCACAAGGTTTAAGATTGATAAACAAGAGTTCCGTCTTATCAATGATGACACAGTAGAGGCTGTTGTCGATGACCCAAGAGGATATGCAAGAGTATGAACCAGTCGCAAGCCTTGGCTCAGGAAGAAGAGCAAGAAAAAGTTACCGATAACTTTCAAGAAGTGGAAGATAGCGGTTTTGAGTTAGAGATTATTGAGGACACCCCTCAAGAGGAGAAACCTCGCCGTGCTGAAGGGGTTGAGCCAAACGTCCCAGATGATACGGAAATAGAGCAGTATAGTGATGGCGTTCAAAAGCGCATCAAGCAATTAAAGTTTGAATATCACGAAGAGCGTAGACGCAAAGAAGAAGCCTCAAAAATGCAAGATGAGGCTGTTAGCTATGCTAAAAAAGTTTATGAGGAGAACCAAAAACTTCGCAAAGCCTTAGAAGATGGCGAAGGTGTTTTGGTAGAGCAGGCTAAGGGTCGAGTAGACGCAGAACTTGATAAGGCAAAAACAGCCTATAAAGCTGCATACGAGACCGGAGACCCAGATGCTTTAATTGAAGCTCAAGAAAAGCTATCTAGCCTGCAAAATGAGAAATATCGTGTGGAGTCTTATAAGCCTCAAAAGCGTGAGGCTCCCAAGCCAGACCCTGTAGTGTCTAAGCCGTCAATCCCAACGCCAGATCAAAAGGCGCAGGAATGGAGTGCAAACAACACTTGGTTTGGTGAAGATAGTGAAATGACGGGATACGCCTTTGGTGTCCATGAAAAACTTGTCAAACAAGGTATTGATACCAAAAGTGACAAGTATTATGCCGCCATCGATGAATCTATGCGTAAAACTTTCCCAGACAAGTTTGATGAGCAAATTGAGGAAGCACCTGTTCGTCAAACTGGTTCCGTGGTTGCCCCCCAAAGTCGGAGTGCAAAAAAACCACGCAGAGTGCAATTAACCTCAACACAAGTCTCACTCGCCAAAAGACTTGGCCTTACGGCAGAACAATATGCGGCGCAACTCTTGAAGGAGTCTTCAAATGTCTGATAGAAACCCACGCACTAATGACACTCGCGCTACTGCGGAGCGTCCTAAAACTTGGAAACGTGCTGGTACGCTACCAACCCCCGAATCCCGCGATGGAATAAAATATCGTTGGATACGCACATCTACTTTGGGTAATAGCGATAACACTAATGTTTCTTCTAAGTTTCGTGAAGGTTGGACACCAG